CAATTACCACCACGGCCAACGTCAGCATCGCCGGGACGATCGGGTTGGCAAGCGCCAGCGCGCCGCTGGCGACGATTACAACGACCGGCAATGCAACAATCGCTGGAACGATCGGGACAGCGGCGGCTACGGCACTACTCCCGGCCATCTCAACCAGCAGCAGCATCACAAGTGTAATCGGAACGTCCACTGCGGCGGCTATCGCGCCGACGATCACGGTATCGGGTAGCGTGGCGATCGCCGGTGAAATCGGGACAGCGGCAGCGAGCGCTCCGTTGCCAATCGTCAGCGCGATGAGCAACGCCACGATCACCGGGGCGCTTGGGACGGCGAACGCCGCAGGGTTGGCGGCGACAATTACCACCACGGCCAACGTCAGCATCGCCGGGACGATCGGGTTGGCAAGCGCCAGCGCGCCGCTGGCGACGATTACAACGACCGGCAATGCAACAATCGCTGGAACGATCGGGACAGCGGCGGCGGCTGGCCTGGCGGCGAGCATCACTACCACAGCCAGCGTCACCCTCGCCGGGAAAATTGGAACTGCGACAGCCGCGGCGCTTATTCCGAGCGTGACGGCAGTTAGTGACAGCGCGGTTGCCGGGGTGGTGGGAACGGCGAGTGCCATTGCGCTGGAGCCAGAGATCACCACGGTCAGCGGTTTGACGATTGCCGCGCCAATGGGTCTGGCCATAGCGACCGCTTGGGCGGCAACCATTACGACGACTCGCAGTGCGACGATCGCGGGGGTGGCTGGCAGCGTTGGCGCCAGGCTGCTTGAGCCGCAAGTGTTTACGATTGACATTGCCAGAAATGTGATTTTGTTTGCGCTGTACATCGATCAAGCAATGCCTGTTGGGGCGTCGATTGAGCGCGAGATGCCTGTTGGGGCGTCGATTGAGCGCGAGCACTCGTTTAACCTGGAGTTCTAATGGCACAAGACGAAATTCATGTGGGAGACATCGGCACGCGCTTTGTCGTTTCGATCAGCGACGGAGGTGTGCCAGTTTCTTTGACGAGCGCGACGGTCAAGCAGATTATTTTCCTGAAACCGGATCAGACCAAGCTTAGTAAGACAGCCGCCTTCGTCACCGACGGGGCTGATGGGCAACTGGTGTATGTCAGTGAGAATGGCGACCTGAGCCTGGAAGGTGTCTGGAAAATTCAGGCGCGCGTCGTTTTGCCGTCGGGAGAGTGGCGGTCTGATGTGCAAACGTTCACGGTGTATTCCAATCTGTGAGGCATCCCAGTATTGCCCTTACAGGAAATGAAAGAATTGTGATGCCAAGACGACGCGCGTACCGCTGCCACCAATGCGGGACACGTTACGATGGGGGACGGTGCCCCAGGTGCTACCCCAGACGGGCGCGGCGCAATCGAGCGAGTGGCGGGAGAGCGAGCGGGAGACGAGCGGGAGCGTATGCCCTGCACAGTGTCCTGATGCGGGATGCGCTGCCCGTGAATGCCGAGGCCGCTTCCGGGACAATTGCGCGTAGACAGGACGCTATAAGCGATGGCGAAAAAGAGGGCTGAGACATCGCAAATTTTTGCAATCGGAATGCAATCTAAGCAATCTAGGTTTCAGGCATCAGCGGAACTGCAAAGGCTGCTTGATGGATTGAGTCCACAGCAGGCGGCCGGGGTGATTCACATTGCCGAGGAGGAGTTGAAGGGCCGATCGATGACGGCCATTTTGCTGGCGGACGATCGCCCGTGTGCGTATTCGACGTTCTGGCACAAGGGGCGCAACGGCTGGATGCACAAGCGGGAGTTTGTTGAGGCGCTGCATCTGGCGCGGCAGGAGGTGCGCGGGCATCGGCTTGCCGGAGCGGTTGACGACGCCGTGGAGCGGCTGAAGGTGGCGACAGTCGATGCAGCGCGAGATCTGCACCGGCAAATCACGGGAGACGTAGGCGCGATCGCGGCGTTGAGCAAGATTGCAATGGACAAAGGGCGCAGTGGTGAGGAACGAATCGCGGCGATACGGGCGCTGGGTGATATTGGATCGCAGGGCGCTGCTGATGAGTTACTGCGGGCGCTGGAGGCGGCGCAGGCGAAGGGCGACGCCGACGTGCGCCTGGTGATTATCGGGGAACTGGGACGATCCGGAGCGGCAGCCGACACGCGCCGCCGCCTGGCAGACATGACGACGCTCGATCGGGCGGACCGCATGACGGCGAGCAAGAGCCTGGGTGATCGAACAGCGGAGGAACTGAGTGACGACGACCTTGAGGCTATCGCGCGTGGGGCCGGCAGCGGCGGCGCAGGAGTTGCTGCGCCGGCGGCGGGCACGCGCCAGCCTGATTGAGTTTGCCACCTATATCGATCCGACGTTCAGCCGCGCGTCTCACCTGGAGTTAATCGCGGACTATCTGGAAGCGGCCCGCCGCCGCGAGATCAGGCGGCTGATCATCGAAGCGCCGCCACGGCACGGCAAAAGCAAGATGACGAGCGAGATGTTCCCGGCCTGGTCGCTGGGGCTGGACCGCACGGAGCAGTTCATGCTGGCGAGTCACACCGCCTCACTGCCGGAGACGTTCAGCCGCAACGTGCGCAATTTGATTGAGAGCAAGTTGTATCAGCGGCTGTTCGATGAGACGCATTTGAGTAGCGACAGCGCGACGGTGCAGAAGTGGACATTGCGCGGTTATACGCGGCCGGCGATGTTGACAGTGGGGGTGGGCGGCAGCCCAACGGGACAGGGCGCCAAGATTCTGATCATCGACGACCCGATCGGAGCGGCGGATGAGGCCGAGAGCGAACTGCAGCGGAATAATTTGTACACGTGGTATACCGACACGATCTATCCACGGCTGGAGCCTAACGCCGTGATCATCATCATGATGCAACGCTGGCACGAAGACGACCTAACCGGGCGGCTGCTGCGCGATCAGAGCAAAGCGGACCGGTGGGTGGTGCTTTCGCTGCCGGCGCTGGCCGAGACGCAGCAGGAGCGTGACGAGTATGCGCAGCGGGCGGGGTTGCCGGTCGGCAAACCGGATCCGCTGCAGCGCAGGGCGGGCGAGGCGCTGTGGCCGGAGCGTTACCCGGCCAGCGCGCTGCGCGCCATCGAGGCGGTGAGCAAGCGATCGTTTGCGGCAAAGTATCAGCAGAAGCCGCGGCCGGCAGAGGGCGCGAAGTTCAAGCGAGCCTGGCTGCGCACGATTGAGGCGTCTGAGTTGCCGCAGGGGCTGGTCTGGAAGCGGTACTACGACCTGGCGCATTCGCTGCGTGAGCAGGCCAGTAACACGGCGACGATTGCAGGCGCGATGGGACCAGACGGGACGCTGTACCTGCGGCGGGGACGCGCGGGCAAGATGGAATCGCCAGACGAGCGCAAGATGATCCGGGAGTTCATGTTGAACGAGCCGGAGACCGAGCACGGGATTGAGAACAAGGTGCACGGCGGGCCGATGGTGCAGGAGTTGATGCGCGAGAAGGAACTGGCGCACGTGGCGCTGAGGCCGGTGAACATTCACGCCGACAAGATTGTGCGCGCAACGCCGGTGGTCGATCGGGCGGAGATGGGGAAGGTGCGGTTTGTGCGCGAGTCGGTGAACGACGATGGATGGATCGAGGAATGGATCAGCGAGATGTGCGCGTTCCCGTATGGCGTGCAGGACGACCGGGTGGACGCGGTGAGCGGTGTCAACGGCATGATCGGGCAGGGCGACGTGAAGAAGACAAAAACGGCCGCTGCCACGGTGGTGACGGTTGACCAAATGCTGAGCGGGCGTTGAGGCATGAAGCATTGCCGAGTAGCCTGATTATGAGCAAGACACGGAGGCGGACGATGGCGTTAAATATCTCCAAGACAATCAGTGATAAGGCGTGGAGCGACGTGGACAAGGCGGCGCTGGGCAGGCGGCTGGCTGAGGCGTATGCCGCAGGTGAGGCGACCAGGGCGCAGATTCGGTTTGTGTACCTGTACGTGCCGGACGAGGCGTTTGACAAAAATGCCGACGGGAATTTGACATTCGCTCACAGCAGGGCGAAACTGCCCGTGGCCGAAGTCGGCGGGGACACCATCACGCTGAATCGCAACGGGATTCACGCGGCAGCCGGAGCGCTGGCCGGGGCACGCAGCGAGCCTGACATGCCGGCGGCGGCATTGACCGCGGCTAAGCGCAGACTGCGCGGGTTGTACCGGAAGTTGAAGGATCCGCTGCCGGATTCATTGAAAGAAGCGCTCGTGGCGATGGAGCGGGGCAAGCCGATTGAGGAGATGGTGAAGGGATCGCTGGAGTATACCCGCGACGAGATCGCCGCTGCGTTTGCCGCGCGTTTCAAAGCGCCATCGCCATACGATCCGGCAATGGAGTATGCGCCGTACAGCATCGTCGATACGTTCGCGGATGCGGTGATCGTCAAGCCGTGGTTGCCCGATGACGAGCTCAGCCCGGACGAGTATTACCGCGTGACCTACGAGAAGACATCTGACGGATATGTGTTTGCGGACGAGCCGGAGTGGCAAGTGGTGGAGTTGACGTACCAGCCACAGACGCAGGGCGAAACGCCTGCGCTGGACAATGCGCCAGTGGCGGAGAGCGCGCCGGACAAGAAGCGGCGCGGAAGACGGATCGTGGAGCGGCTGGCGACGACGATGGTCATCGACGAGGCGGCTAACGGGTCGGGCGGGCCGCGCACGATCCGGGCCGACCGAGTGATGACGGCAAACATTGTGAATGGAAATGATCGGCGCTATCCGGCGCTGGTGCTGCGCGAGGCTGTGGAGAAGATGCGCACGCACCTGAATGAGAGCGCCGGGCAGGGTCGCGTACAGTATCTGGGCGAGGTTGACCATCCAAGCGACAAGAGCGGGCGTCCGAGTGCGCTGGACACAGTGGTGAAGTGGGACAGTGTGGATTTCGACGGCAAACATGTATCCGTCGCAGGACACCTGTTGGAAACCAGCAAGGGACGGGACATCCAGGCATTGGCGCGCGGCGGTGTGAATCTGCCATTGAGTATGCGAGGCTACGGCGAGTCGAAGATCGTGAAGGAAGGCAAGCGCGAGATCGAGGAAGTGACGCGGCTGGAAATCACGGGCTTTGACCTGGTGCTGGAGCCGGGCTTTGAGGATGCGGTGCCGATCATCGAGAACAAAAATCAAACAGAGGGCGCACCAGAGGAAGCGTCCCAACCAGGAGACGAGGAAATGGATCCCGAGAAATTGAAGGAATTGATCAAGGAGAACCCTGACCTGTTCAAGGATGTGTTGAAGGAAGACCTGGACAAGTTGGGCGCCGAGCAGATGAAGACGCTGGAGGAGAGCGTGCGGAAAATGTTGGGCATCGACGAGCAGGCCGATCTGGCAAAGGCGCTGACGGAGGCGGTGGAGGCCAAGCGCACCCTGGACGAGCAGGCCAGGGCCAAGACGATTGATGATGCGATTGCAGCCAACACCAAGGGCCTGCCGTATGGCGAGAAGATGAACGGCTTGTTCGTCGAATCGATCCGCGCGGCGAATCCGCAGGACGAGAAGGCAGTGAAAGCGCTGGTGGAAATGCGGCGCAAGGAATATGACGCGATGACGGCCGAGGCGCGCCTGGCGTCGATAGGGTATCGCGGCGTGCACATGGTGGGGCCGGTGATCGAGACGGAGTTGGGCATTCCGGCTTATGCGCGCGGCATGCACGAGTTTACCGAGGCGCTACTGCGCACCGGGCAGGGCAGCCGGTTTGATGCGCGGAAGCCCAAGACGATCAACGAGGTGTATACGGCGCAGCTGCTGGAGCGCTTCGACAAGATGCACGAGGCGAAGTTGAAGCAGGAGGCGCGGCTGCTGGAAGAGGCGGAGCAGACGAGCGATCTGAGCTTGCCGTACAGCGTGAGCCGCACGATCATCGCGCAGGTGGGGCCGCGGCTGATTGCGGCCAGCGTGTTTGATTTCGCGGTCACCGATCAGAATCCGACGCGGGTGTTTTACGAGTCGTATGCGGCGGAGAGCGGCACAGTGGTCAGCATTACCGACGAGAGCGTGGTAACCGATCGGGATGACTGGGTGGCGCTGGCCAATAAGCGGCTGATCCCCGGAACGGTGGTGGTGACCTCCTCGCCGGCGGGCACGACGTATGTCGAAAACACCGACTACCTGATCGATTATGCCAATGGCCGGCTGATGACGATCGCGACCATCACCAACGGCGCGACGGTGCTGGTGGACTACCAGTACACGGCCATTCGCAAGGGTGAGATGGCGGCGATCGCGCGCGGCAAAGGGCAACTGACGTACAAGGATATGTCGTGCCTGGCCGATCGTCTGTCGCAGCAGATCAGCAGCGAGGCGGTGTTGTTCAGCCGCTCGCAAATCGGGTGGGATGCGACCACGCGCACGCTGAACATGCTGATCAACCAGATCCAGCGCAAGATCGACCAGGGGGTGTTCTACCTGGCTCTGAGTGCGGCGCTGAGCGTGGCCAGCAACAGCGGCGGAACGTGGAACAGCGGCGGTTCCCCGATCGACTATGCCGACCTGGTGAAGAAGATCGGCGTGGCGCGCGTTAAGATCACGAACCGCTACTATGAACCGACGGCGGTGGTAATGAGCGCGACCATGAGCGATACACTGGCGAACTGGACCTCATTCTCTGCGGCTGGCGCGCGGCCTGACCAGGACATCAACGCGGCGGGCTACGTGGGCCGCGTGAAGGGCTTGCCCGTGTTCGAGACCACGCAATTCACCGATTCGTATGTGCTGGTGGTGAATCGCGAGCTGGTGGCGCACCGCGTGTTCAGCCCGATGGCGTTGAAGGGGCCGTTCCCGTCCTATGACGGCAGCGGCAACCTGATCGCGGCGGATCAGTGGTATGCCGAGGAGTACAACGGCACGGAAGCGCCGATTGCGGAGAAGGGCAGTTACGTGGTGGTGTCGTAGAACAACGACAATTCCCCTCCCCCGTCACGTGGGGGAGGGGAATCTGAGGAGATGAGCCATGCCAACAATCAGGTTTATCGGGACGCAGGGCGTGCCGCTGGCGGGCGCGTTCATCTATCCTGGCGAGACACGCGAGGTCAGCGAGTTGCAATTAACGGCAGCCGAGGCGGCGCACCCCGGATGGTTTGAGATCGTCGGACAGGCGGCGGCCACGGTGAAGTCCGCGCCAGCCACTCAGCCGGACGAAGAGGTGAATGATGCCAGTAACATTGAATCTGCTGAGCAGCCGACTACAAGCCGCCGTGCCGGCGCGAAACGGCGTACCCAGTAACGAGCAGTACGAGCAGTGCGTGCGCGATGCCGCGGCGGATTTCAGCCGGCGCGCGCCGATGCAGAAGGTCAGCACCATCAACGTCACGAGCGGGACGGCGAGTTATGCGCTGCCGGCAGATTTCATCAGGATCATCCGCTTGGCGAACGCACTGAACACGCGGGACGGAGTGCTGAATACGAGCGCTGGACTAATCCCGGTTTCAGGGTCGTTCCAAGAGCGCGTGATGGTGCAGGGCAGCAGTCTGGTGCTATCGCCGACGCCGACGTACACGATGGAGCGGGAGTTGTGGTACATGGCCGGGCTGGTGCTGGACAGCAGCAATGCGTATGCAGACATGACCGACGCCGCGGCCGCGATCGTGATCAAGAAGTCGCAGGCGCTGGCGCTGACGCTGCAGGCGAATCGAGCGACGGAGGAGGCGTGGTCCTATACGATCGGCGACGAGACCGTGACCAAGACACAACTGGCGGCGCAGATCCGCGAGCAGGCGCAGGCACTTGACGGCGAGTATCTGGCGGCGGTAGCGGTGCACATCGGGCCGGCGAATATACGGGGCGATGTGGCGCGCGTGTTTTAGCCCCAGTATGGCGCTTACAGGAAATAGGTCACGATGCTGAATGTAGACGATCTGGCACAAATGCAGGCCGATCTGGCCACGGTGCGCGATGGCAACGCCGTCAGCGTGACGTTCCGCCGCGGGAATAACACGCTGACGGCGCAGGCGGTGAGGCTGGCCGGGAGCGGGTTTACCAGCGAACGCCGGGCGGAATCCGGCACGGCGCAGGAGCACCGGGAGCGGATTGTGGTGCTGGGCGCGACAACGCTGAACATCCAGATTGACGATCGGTTCACGTTGACGGTGGGCGGGCAGCCGGTGCTGTATCGGGTGACGTGGGTGCGGCCCGATCGGCGCGTGGCGACGATGGCACAGGCCGAGGCGATCGAATGATGAACCTCACCCTGCCCTCTCCTACAAGGAGCGGGTATGAGTAGCGGACTCATCTGGATTAAGCCGCCAAACACGCTGGCAAAGGGACTGCGGGAATATCAGCAGAAGTTGTTGACGGCGGTCTATGCCGTGGCGGCGTATGTGGGGCAGCAGATGCAGGATCAGTCCAGGCAGCAGGCCCGCTGGACTGATCGAACCGGGAATGCGCGGTCGGGGCTGTTTTTTGCGGTGGACGGGTTTGGACTGCCGCCGTTGACGGGATCGCTGGATGTGAGGCAGATCAGCATCGACAGCACGATTGTCAGCGGGACGAGCGATCGGTTGGTGCTGTGCCTGTCGCACACCATGTATTACGGAAAATTCCTGGAACTGAGCAACGGTGGACGATACGCGATCATCGTGAGCACGATGGAGCGTAATCTGCCGCAGTTGGAACGGATGCTCAAGCGGGTGTTCAGGTGATTTTTTCCCGGTCTCTCCTGTTGCGCAGGGGAGATGGAGACGACAATGGGACTCATTCAACGATTTTCTGCCTTGTTCCGCCAGCGATCGGACGCCGCAATAACGACGATCGATGAGACGGACATGCCGACACGTCCGAGCGTGCTACCCAATTTGTTCAGGGCAGAACACGATCGGGTTGACATCGTGCGCAAGTGCCGCGATATGTACCGCACTGATATGCGCGTGAAGCGGATTGTGAGCACACTGGCGCGTGACGCCGTGGGCGAATTCACGATCAAGTCCGCTCTGACGGAGGCGGTCGAGGCGGCGCACGCGATGGTGGAGCGCATTCAGTTGGTCGACCATCTGGACGATTATATGCGGCTGACGCTGCGTGACGGAGATTCATTTTTGGAAGTGGGAGTCAATGAACAGGCCGATATTGTTTCGTTGACGCGCAAGCCCACGCTGGAAATACGGAGAGCCAGTGACGAGTTCGATCGTTTCGTCGATCCCACCCGGGCGTTCTGGTGGGCCGACGCGGCGTGGTGGGGGCTGGAGGCGCCGCGCGATGCGGTGTGGTTTGCGCAGTGGCAAATCATTCACGCGCGCTGGGATCACGACGAGGGGTCGCGCTACGGGATGCCGCTGTTTGCATCGGCAATCGCGGCGTTCAGGCGGTACAGCGAGGGTGAGACAGATATTGCGGTGCGGCGCAAGACACGGGCCGGGATGAAGTATTTGCACGTGGTGGAGGGCGCATCGGAGCCGGAACTGGACGCTTACAAGGAACGGAATCAGGAAGCGATCGCGAATCCGTTTGCGGCGGTGGCCGACTATTACACCAACAAGGCCGGCAGCATTACGGCGATTCAGGGCGACGCGAACATGCAGCAGATTGCGGATGTGGTGCATCACATCCGCTCATTCTGGACGGCCTCGCCGGTGCCGATGAGCCTGATCGGATACGGTCAGGATTTGAACCGGGACGTGCTGGACAAGCAGAAGGAACAGTACGACGAGGAGTTGCGGGTTGTGACGCGCTGGGTGGAGGATGAGATCGTGCGGCCCGTGATTGACCGGCAACTGCTGCTGTCGGGTATTTTGCCAGAGACGGCGAATTATCAAATTGTGTGGAGCAGCAAGAAGGTGGTGACGGCGGCGATGCTGCGCGACGCGGCGGATGCGGCGCTGCGGTTCCGCACGCTGGGGCTGCCCGACGCGCTGATTTTGCAGGTACTGGCGCCGTTCATGCCGGGCGTTGATTTGACGTCGATTGATCTGCTGGCGGGCAGCGACACCCCGCGCGTGGCGGAAGCTGAGGCGGAGTTGCAGGCGTCCTAGTAGAGAGATTATGGGAAGCAAAACACTGGCCGATATTCCGCTCTGGCAGGTGCACCGTGTGCAGCAAAAGGCGGTGCTGCGGATGCACCTGTACATGACGGGCGAGACGCACCGGATGCTGCTGAGTCTGGGCAAGAAAATGAAAGGAGCGGTGATCGGCGAGGCGCGAGGGGATAGCACGATCGACGGGATGGGATTGTACCGTGCCAAGCAGGTTATCGAGCGCCAGTGGCGCAAGTTCTTCGACGAGTGGAAAGCGCTGTTTGAGGAGATGCGCACGCAGGCGGCGTGCCTGCCATTCGGGATGATGGCGGTGTATCACGAGAAGTTTTTCAAACCGGCGTTTACCCGGGCTGAGAAGCAATTGAGTGAACGGATCAACGTCGTCGATTTTGTGTTCAACCCGCAGGTGGATGCGGTGCGCGCGGCGGCGAACCGGCGCGTGTACAAGGACGGGCTGAACCTGAGCAGACGGGTGTGGCAGTTGGATTACGAATCGCTGCGCGAGATTGAGAACATCATTAACACCGGAGCCATTAACGGGGCCAGCGCGTGGGACATCGCCGAAGCGCTGGAGCAGTATCTGGGGGCCGGGCAGAATTGTCCACGCTGGACGCGCACCAGGCTGTATAAGATTTCAAAGAAGGAGATCGCGGCCGGGCGGCGCACCGGGCTGTACAGCAAGGATGCCTGCGCGGGGCAGGGCGTGGCGTACAAGGCGCTGCGCCTGGCGCGCAACGAGATTCAGGCGATCCACCACATGGCGACCGACGCCGTGCTGCAACAGATGCCGTGGGTACAGCGCGAGCAGATTCATTTGAGCGGGGCGCACCCGGTGGAGGATGAATGCGACACGGTGGTGACCGGCGGTGAAAATGGGAAGGGTGTCTACGCGGTCGGAACGATCACGCTGCCGATTCACGTGCAATGTCTGTGCTACAAGACGGCGGTACTGATGGACGAGAAGGAGTTCGGCGAGTCGCTGCGCGGCTGGATGAACGGGACGCAGGCGTGGCCGGAGATGGATACGTTCCAGCAGTCCATCGGCGGGAATGTGCTGATCGATTTGACGAAAGCGCAGATTGCGCAGCACCTGGCGCGGTGGGCGTTTGAGGATCTGTACAAGTTTACTTGACCTCACCCCCTAAGAAAAAGGGGAGGAGTGAACGATGGGATTGCGCGATTCGATTGTGACGCTATTGCAGGCAGATACGACGTTGATGGCGTTTCTGACGGGCGGTGTGCACGCGGCGACGGAAATCAGCCGGCAGAATACGCCGGGCGCGTTCGATGCGAATGCGGAAATCAAACCGTGCGCGCTGGTGCGCGTGAGCAGCGACGTGCAGACAGGGCCGTATGCGACCAGCGCCAGGACGGCGGTAGAGATTTATTTCTACCAGCGGGACGGCTTTGACACGATCGAGGCGGCGATGCTGCGAACGCTGGCGCTATTGAACCGCGTGAAGGTGGCGGATCACGTGTGGGATGTGCAGTGGAGCGACGACATCAACGAGCAGACGGACGACGCGCTGCAGTGCTCGCTGGGGATGAGCCGGTATTACGCGACGAGGATGAAATAGATGCTGAGTTTCATGGGGTTTCACGTGCCGCTGGACGGGTACGGGTACGCAACGATGCGGATCGCGCGGCAGTTGCAGCGGATCGATCCGGGTGTGCAGATGATCGACATGCGGGTTCACCCTCACCCCACCCCTCTCCCACTGGGAGAGGGAAATGAATTTGGCGTGGCGGGGGATCGTGAATGGAACGTGGCGGGAGACGCGATCGCGTTGTGTACACCGGACTGGCTGCCATATATTCACGCGGATGGGTTGATCGCCTACACGATGTTTGAGGCGACGAAACTGCCAGCGGGATGGGCGGATCTGATCAATGCCAATGCACAGGCGTGCCTGGTGCCGAGCGCGTGGTGCGCAGAGGTGTTTGTGAACAACGGGGTGAGCGTGCCGATCGAGGTGGTGAAGTGGGGGATCGATCCGGAGGATTACTGGCTGATGGAGAGGAACCCCCACCCCAGCCCTCCCCCGTCGAATGACAAGCAACTGCATCCGACAGTGGAGGGGGAGAGGCCGTACACGTTTTTGTGGAGCGGGACGGCGGACAGGCGCAAGGGGTGGGACGTGGCGTACAGGGCGTTCTGCCAGGCATTCGGGCACGACAAGCGGGTGCGGCTGCATTTGCATTTCAGGGACCCGCTGCCAGCCAATCCACGGTTCGGCGATCCGAATGTGCAGGTGACGATCGGGAGGTTCGATCGGCCTGATTTACGGGCGATGCTGGCCGACGCAGATTGTTTTGTGTTTTCTTCGCGCGGGGAGGGCTGGGGGTCGCCGCCACGCGAGGCGGCGGCCACCGGGCTGCCGGTGCTGGCGACGAATTACGGCGGACTGGCCGAGGAGATCGAGCGGTGGGGATTACCGATCGGGATTGCCGGCATGTTGCCTGCCGAGTATGGCTGGTGGGACGACATTGGCGAGTGGGCGGAGCCGAGCATGGAGCAGACGGTGGAACTGATGCAGTGGTGTTTTGAGCATCAGACGGAAGCGCGCGATTTTGGGCGCGAGGCCGCGATGTGGCTGCGCGAGAATGCGACTTTTGAGCGGACGGCGGCCGGCCTGCTGAGCGCGATCTACGAGGGCGTGAGATGAACGAGCGGGTGGTGGAAGTGCCGTGGATGTTGAGCCGGTTGGGGAGACCGGGCGCGCTGCTGGATGTAGGCAGCGCAGGAGCGCCGTATCACGCGGAGTTGATCGTCAACTGGCCAGGGCGGATTGTGGCGGCAGACACGCGCGTGTTCGAGGCTCCGGCGCCGATCGAGGTGGAGATCGTCAATGCAGCGCAAATGCCGGCGTGGTGGACGGCTCTATTCGACGTGGTGACGTGCATTAGCACGCTGGATCACGTCGGATTGGCTGCCTACGGCAATCTGGCAGACAAAAACGCCCTGGAGCGCGTGATTTCCGAGATACGGCGCGTCCTGAAGCCACAGGGGCGGTTTCTGGTGACGTTCCCCGTGGGTCGGGCGCAGATTACGACCCATCCGGGCGGAGGGCAGCGGGTCTTTGGACTGGACGAGGTGGAGTGGTATTTTGCGGGATGGACGCGACGCAGCATCACGGCGTATCGGCGGCTGAATGACGTGTATCAGCCAGCGCCGATTGAGGACTGCCGTGACGCCGAGTACCTGGGCGATCGAGCGGAGGCCGTGGCCTGCCTGGAATTGTCCAAGGAGATGAGGAATAGTATGCGGATTAGATATGTGGGCAGTTCCACCGTGCGCGAGTTTGGCGCGTATCGATTCAGGCACGGCGATATTCAAGAGGTTGACGACGTGACGATGGTGCAGGAGATGCTGACGCAGCCGGGCGTCGATTTTGTGGTAGCGGATGATGATGCGCTGGCGCTGTTGGTTGGCGCGGACCGCGCGGCTGAGTTGGCGCTGGACGGCATGCTGACGCCGGCGGCGTATGAGGGGCGGGATTTCCGCGAGGAGGTGGGCCATCGCACTGAAATGGGTTAGCGCGGCTGGATGGTTCGACGACACGCGAGCAATTCAATCACAATAAGGAGATCAACATGGCTTGGGATACAGCAAAGCCCTTCGGGCTGAACGCGATAAGGTTGGTGAGGAGTGCGGTGGTGGTGAACCTGCGCGCGGCGCAAACGCTGACGTTTACGCCGCGCCTGATCGGCGGTGAGTTGAAGGGGAACGATCAGATTGTCTCGGTGGGATCAGCGATCGAGGCGATCGAGTGGTCGTTTGAGGAAGGCGGCATTTCGCTGGACGCGTTGGCTTTGATGACGGGCTTCACGGCGACGACCAGCGGGAGCACGCCCAACCAGGTCAACACGCTGAAGATGTTGACAGCAACGGCCTTCCCGTACTTCAAGATATACGGGAAGATTCTGGGGGAGGGATCCGACGACGTGCACGTGAAGATTCACCGGGCGAAGATCACGGGGAACATCGAGGGACAGTTCCAGTATGGCGAGTTCTACGTGGCTAAGCTCAGCGGGATTGCCGTGTACGACAGCACGGCGACATCCGTGGTGGATATTGTCATGAATGAGACAGCGGCGTCACTGCCGGCGAGTTAATCCCCCTACCCTAACCCTCCCCCGTTCTACGGGGGAGGGAATGAGGCTAAACATGAAATTGAATGAGTGGCGCACGAAGCGACAGGCTACGACGGCGGTGGCCCTTCCGAGTGGGCTTGAGGTGCAACTGCGGCAGGTGGCCCTGCTCGATCTGGTGACACGCGGCAGCATTCCTGAGACGCTGGATGCGCTGACCAAACGGGCGACCGGCAGCGGCTTTGGCGTGGCGGATGTCAAGGAATTCATGCCGCTGATCAATATCGTCGTGCAGGCGTGCCTGGTGGATCCGCCGCTGGCGGATGAGCCGGATGACACGCACATCACGCTGGACGAGTTGGACACGCTGGACCGGATGGCGATCTTCAACTGGGCGAACGGGGTCGCCAATGCCATCACCCCCTTTCGTGAAGAACAAGCGGGCGTTGTGGAACCTGCATCTGGTGGCGACGGAGTATCACAGCCGGCCTAGCGCGATCGTCGGTCTGGAGGACGAGTGGGCAGCGTATCAACTGGACGCGGCCTGCCTGCGCCTGGCGCGTCACGTCGACGAGGAACTGGAAAAGAAACGATCGCTGCGATCGATTCTGGACACGCCAGCGGATGAAAACGGAGCGCGGCGAGAGTTCGCCGACATCCGGCAGTTGGGGCCGATGCGGACGATGCGAATACCGGATTCAGGCGTCTGGTAGCGGGCTGAATTCTTCCGATAATCAGGATACTGGGTAAGGGTCATGAGCGTACAAGTCGGGTCGGCCTTCGGGAAAATCGAGATTGATTTCTCTGGAGTGAAGCGCGGCGTGGATGCGGCGGTCAGCCAGTTGTCGGCGTTTGAGAAGGCGACGAAGCGGATTGGCGGGCAGCTGAAGAGCGCCGGCGACGAGATGACGGCGGCGATTACGCTGCCGCTGGTGGCGGCCGGCGTAGCGGCCAGCAAGATGGGCATGGAGTTTGAGGAATCCATGCAGCACATCGTTGGGCTGGTGGGCATCAGTCAGCGGCAGGTTAACGAGTGGTCGCAGGATTTGAGGGCGATGGGGCCGGAACTTGGGCGCGCACCGAGGGAGTTATCTGAGGCGCTGTACCAGGTAACATCGTCCGGGGTTGAATCGGGCAAGGCACTGGAGGTTGTGCGCCAGTCGGCGAAGGCGGCGGCCTCCGGGCTGGGCGAGACGCAGGTGGTGGCAGACGCCATCACCTCGGCGATGAACGCTTATCGGACATCCAACCTGGAGGCGTCGAAGGCGACTGATATTCTGGTGGCGACCGTGCGCGAAGGAAAGTCCGAGGCGGCTGCGATTGCCCCGGCGCTGGGGCGCGCGATCCCGGTGGCGGCTGAACTGGGGATTTCGTTCGATCAGGTTGGCGCGGCGCTGGCCGGTATGACGCTGGTGGGGTTTGACGCAGCAGAGTCTGCGACGAATCTATCCGGGATCATGTCGGCCTTTCTCAAGCCTTCGAAGCAGGCCGCCGAGGTGCTGGCGCAGTTTGGCCTGTCTGGCGAGCAGTTGCGTGAGATGGCCGCTCGCCCGGGCGGTCTGCTGGATGTGCTGACGCTGCTGCGCGATACGGTCGGGCAGGATGACGAGGCGCTGGCGAAGATTTTCCCCAATGTGCGCGGGTTTCGCGGCATGCTGGCGCTGGTGGGCGAGAACGCCGAGCAAGTGTCTGGAATTTTCGGCCGGCTAGCGAATGCCACGGGCGATGCCGATCGCGCTTTTCAGGCGTCGTCGCAAACGGCAAAGTTTCAATTCGATCAGGCTATGTCCGGCGTGCAAAGCAATCTCATCGCGCTGGGGAATGCGATTCTGCCGGTGGTGATTCCCATCCTCAAGGAACTTTCCGAAACGCTGCGCCGGGTGACGGAGTGGTTTACGTCGCTCGACCGCAATACCCAGCAGACGATCGTACAGATCGGGTTGATCGCGGTGGCGATCGGGCCGGTGTTGAGCATCGGCGGACGGTTGATTTCGACGCTGGGCACGGTGGTGAGTTTGATGACGTCGCTGGGCGGTGCGCTGGGCACGGCGGCAAAACTGGCCGGGAGTTTTGCCAGGACGGGTTTTGAGGTGGTGCAGTATTTGTGGGAGGCCGGCGCAGCCGGAGCGGCAGCCGCGGCCTCGATCGGGTTGATTGTGGCGGGGCTGATTGCCATGATCAAGGTTTTCGAGGCGGCGGCGCGGGCGGCGAAGGCGACCAATGACGAACTGATTAAGATGGCGAACTCGGACACGGGGAACGTGATTGAGGATGCGTTCAACCGGGCGGGGGCGTCGATCGAGATCGTGACGAACGGGAGCAACCGGCTGCGCGGTGTGCTGGACGCGACGCATCAGAAGATTCAGGCCGGGGCGCGCGATTATAATGATTACCGCTCGTCGATTGAGGCGACGGCGCGGGCGGCGGGTTACGAAATCAATGCGGCCGGCGATCTAGTGCAGGTGATGAGCGGGATGGGCGGACGGATCGAGCGGGTGGTGCAGGCGCAATATGCGCTGAATAAGGCACAATACGATGGTCTGCGGGCTTCGCGTGGCATGGTGGACGAGACGGAGCGGCTGGCCTGGCGGATGTCGACGATTGAAGCGGCGGCGGATGATCAGGCCAAGACACTGAGCGGACTGGGCGACGCCACGCAAGAGGCGATTGACAAGGCAAATGAGTATGCGGAGGCGCAACGGAAGGCAGCGGATGAATCGGCGGCGGCAGAATCTCAACTCGATCAACTGCGGGCGCTGATTGGCGGTGAGGTGGGGACAACTTACGACGAGTTCAAGACAGCGCAGGATGAACTCAGAGAGAAAATGGCGGCGCTGCGCGATGAGCAGAAGAAATTACAAGATTCATATGGCGATCATTCTAAGCGGTTGAGCGAGATCAAAGGCGAGTTTAGCGATCTCAACACGGCGTTGCAGGATAATGCCGCTGCTTACGACGAGCGCCTGAAGCGCATTCTGTTCGACATGGCGACCGAGCAAGTGGCGGCGGATGGTTTGACGGCGACTGAGGCGAATGCGCTGACGATGCTGGCTGAGAAGTGGGGGTTGATCGACGCGGCGACGGCAGACGCGACGCGAAACGTGCTGGGGGCTACAGCGCAACTGGCGCAGGATCAGAACATTGAGGCGTTTTCGGACCGGATGAATGGCGCGCTGGACAAGGTGAAGGAACGCGCGGAGCGGACGCCGGAAGAGATTGTGGGGCCGATCGGGATGGCTTACGCGGAGGCAGCACGGCTGGCGAGCATGAAGGGCGGCGAGGTGGCCAGGTCCGCGCAGACGATGGCCGGCGCGATGCAGACGCAGGCGCAGATGGCGCGGGAATCGTTCGGGGTAATGACGAGCGGCTTTGTCAGAGACTCTGACACGGCTGCAAGGGCGATAGGGGACATGGCCATTCAGACGCAAACGGCGATGGGGAGCATGCAGAATATCATGGCGCAATACGGGCCGAATATCGGAGCGCCGCTTAAGACGGGGATGCAGACGGTGAGCGACGATGTGATCACGGCGTTGAACGGGATACTGGACAAGGTGCGAGAAGTGATTGAGGCGATCACGGGGATCAATGTCCCGAACATTCGTATTCCGACCGTCGGGGGGGGTGGAGGTACGAACAGCGGCGGCAGTCCGGGCGGCGCACCCAAAGGGGTAAATCCGAAACCAACTCCCAGAAAAATTGGACGCGCACGCGGCGGAACGTTGTTTCCGGGGGTGCCGTATCTGCTCAATGAAAGCGGATTTACCAGGCCAGAGGTGATCGTGCCGCAGATGCCGGGATACGCGCTGACGCGGCAGGATGCGATGGCGGCATTGAGCCGAGCCGCTGCATTGAATAGCCCAGTCAGCCAGCCGATCTACGTAACGGTGCCGGTGGGACAGATTAGCAATGATATTGACATGGAGATGCTGGCACTGCGTGTTGCCGAGCACATCCGGCGGCGGAGGTAACGGTGGCGCACGGGTTACGCATTGTTTATGGGAGTACGACGATCGATCTGAACAGCGGACGGTATGCGCTGCTGGAATACGTGCCGCGCTCACCCGAATCGGAGACGATCGAGAATGAGAGTGTTTTCCGGGATGGCGGCGAGCAACTACGGGCGGCTTATCGCAACGTGGCAGAGGTGGTGAGGATCGCGCTCATCGAGGATGGGTCGGCGGCAAATTTGCAGAGTGACAAGAAGGCGATCGAGCTGGCTCTGGCGCAGGCGCGATCGTATCAGCAGCGGCGGATCGGCGATCGGGTGTATGTGGAGTATCAGCCAGCCGGGTACAGCGGCTATTATCGCAGCGAGCTGTTGAACGGCCGCGTGGAATTGGCTGATGAGTCGACGGGCTGGCAGTGGCTCGATAAGAATATCGAGATTCGTATCGGCTGGAAGCGGCGTTATTTCTGGGAGGGGGCGGAGGGGCAAATCCCGCTGACGAACGGAAACGGGACGAACAACACGAGCGGACTGACGGTGTTCAATCATGATGACGCTAATGCCGGCGACGACAACTATGTGGAAATCAACAGCTCGGCCGTGAGCGGCGAATTGCCGGCGCCGCTGCGGCTGGAGATAACGAATAATTACAATAGTGCGACGCGCGCGAACAACGTGTGGATAGCGCACAATGTGTTAAGTTCACCGACCAGTTTGGCGCATGTGCTGGAGGCAGAAAGTGGAACAGGCGGGACAACGACGTCTGACGCCACCTGCAGCGGAGGCAGTCGAAAAGATTTTAGTTGGTCGGCGACCACCGAGCAGCAGTTGCTGATTTGGGACTTGAGCACCGAGCAGCTGAACGCCTGCGCCGGGAATTATTTTCGCATTTTGGCGAGATTCTTAAACATGACATATGCGGATATGTGGATCAGGTTTCGCGTCAGGATGGCGGTGACGACCATCTGGGAGGGGCCGCAGATGCTGCTGGCAGCGAATTATCCGATTCAGGACATGGGCGTGGTGCAACTGCCGCCCTATATGGTGGGGGCCGGAGATCTCTATCCACTGACGCTGGTGCTGTTTGCGCAGCGACAGCAGAGTGGCACGCATAGTTTGTCGCTGGATTTCGCGCAGATGTCGGCGCTTGATGGCTGGCGGAAACTGGCACCGCGCGGATACGGACTAGGTTATATGACGCGGTTGGTGGACGACGGGATCGACGGTTATCTTTACGCTGACGGGTGGTCGCCGGCCGGGAAAACGGGCCATTATGTAGGAAACGGAGAACGGATTGCAGCATGGCCGAATCGCACCCAACGGTTGTATTTTTTGCATGATACGATGAGCAGCACCGCGCCGATCGATCGCACGCTGAGTTTGAAAATGTATTATCGGCCCCGGCGGTTGACGGTGTAAGGCCAAGAATCTGCACGGTGGATGGGCAAGCGTGAATGTACGTGTTTTGGAGCGGAATTTCGGCGAGCCGTTGAGCGCGCCGCCGGTGGCGTATGCGCCAAAATGGTATACATGGCGTGCGGTCGGGGGACCGCACACGGCAGAGATCGGTGTGAGCGGATCGCCCGAGGCGGTATGGGAGATGATCGAGAAGTTGCGTTGCCCGGTGGAGATTTTGAACGCGCGTGGAGAGGCGTGCTGGTGGGGGTTCGTCAATGCAGTTCGGATCAATGTTGGCGCGTATGAGGTGGGGGTTTCGCTGGAAACGATGTTCAACCGCGTGGCCGTGGCCTATTCGCTGGTGTCTCCGGGCAGCCAGACGGTGGGCACGCGAGCGACGACGACATGGGCGCAGAATGATGATTCGATCGGGACATACGGGCAAAAGGAATTTCGCGGGTCGTTGGATGGCGCGACGAGCACGCAAGCGGACGCGGCGCGAGATGCGCTGCTGGCACAGCTGCGTTATCCAATACCTGATATTCGGCTAAACGGCGCGGACGATCGTCTGGCTGCTACGTTGGAGTGTTTGGGGTGGTGGAATACATTGGCGTGGCGCTATTATGCGAACAGCAACACGGCCAGCGTGGAGACCACGACGCAGATCGCGGCCATGATTGCGGCCGCCGGGCCGTTCTTTCTCAGTAGTGGAATTATGAGTAATAGCGGGATTACGTCGTCGGAGTACCGCGATGGAGACAGCCTGGCAAATGAAACGATCGAGAGGCTGCTGAAGGGAGGAACGACGAATGGGCGCCGGCTGCTGTCCACGGTGACGCGCGAGCGTGTGGTGCGGATTTACGAGGAGCCGGCGGCGGGATCGTCTGATTACCTGTTTACGGCAGAGGGTGATTTACAGGATGCCTGGGGATTGAATATTGAGAAGGAGAAGTGTCAGGTGGGCGTGTGGGCGCGGCTGAAGGATGTGATTCCGGTTAGCGCCGATACGACGAAGTTGTCTGATCCGTCGAGGATTTTTATCGAGTCCGCGGAGTTCAATGTTGAGAGTTTGACCTATCGGCCGGAGCCAAAAGCGCTGCCCAGTGTGTGGGAACTGGGGCAGCAGTACGCCGAGATATGACATGGAACGAATTACTGAATTGCTGAGCGCCATCAAGCCGTATGTTCTAGGGTGGATCGGGACGTTGACCGGCGGGCCAGGGCCATTTGCGCCGTCGCCACACGACTTGAATTCGGCGCATCATAGCGGATCGATCGCCGACAGCCAGGCGCCGCAATTCCTGCTGAGCAATGGCGGACGCACGCTGACGGGGAATCTGACGGTGTCAGCGGGTATAACAATCGACGGCGTGGATATTTCGGCATTCAACGGGGAGTCGTTTGTAACGCTGGGCAACACGGCGGGGCTGCCCAACGAGCGGGCGCTGACTCAGGGTGACGGCATCGGGATCACCGACGGCGGGGCAGGCAGCGGCGTGACTGTTGCGGTGAATTCCAGCGTGGCGCGCAATACCTGGGCGGTGAATGCGGGAAATGGGTTAACCGGCGGCGGCACGTTGGCTTCGGGCGGGATCACGCTGAACGTCGGGGCTGGCGCGGGACTCACCGTCAACGCCGACGACGTGGCGCTGACGACGCCGGGGGGTTTGAGCGCGACGAGCGCCAATTCGGCGACGGGTAACCATACGCATGCGATCGATAGCACGATCGCACGGAGCGCGATTACGATCACGGGGACGGGGGCGTTAGGCGGCGGCGGGGATCTGACAGCGAACCGCACGATCACGATGAATACGCCGGGGACGCTGACGGTTACGAGCAGCAATTCGGTTGCAGCAAACCATACGCATGCCATCACGTCATCGAGCAATCCGGGGGCGGCGGCGAGTTTGTTGGCGAGCGATGCCAGCGGCGCGCTGCAATTGGTCAACCTTACCCTAAGCAGCATACTGACCACCCCGCGCGTCACGGCGGCAGCCAATTTGACGATCGATCCGGCGGGTGATGTGACCTTTGACCCGACCGGGAACGACATTTTGCCAAACGTCAATTACGATCTGAACCTAGGCGCGCTGAGCAAAAAGTACCTGACGCTGCATGCCGCGGAATTGTGGGTTGAGACATTGGTGGCGCAGAACACGCTGGCGACGATCGGCGGGCGCATCCTCGTGGGGCCGACCAACCTATTGACGGTTGATTTGGCGGCAGGATCGGGATCGCAGGGCAGCGTGGCGTACCGCAGTGTTGCCACGGCGAGCACCGGCGCAACACCGGCCACGTCGCTGATTTGCAATAAGCCTGCCAGCACGGTGGGAGGCGATTTGCTGATCGCTCAGGTGGTCGTCAACGCCAACGCGCCGACGATCGTTCCCCCGGACGGCTGGGGATTGGTGCGTGCCGACGCAGGCACGGGCGGGGCGCTCGTCTACAGCGCGGTGTATCGCAAGTTTGTCCAGAATGGCGAGGCGGCTTCGTATCAGTTTGGGTTCAACGGCGTTTCGTACAACGCCAATATAGCGATCACCGCCATCAGCGGAGCGGACATTAACACTCCGATCGACGCGCACAACGGGCAAAGTAACGCCTCGTCCAGTTCCTGTGTTGCTCCGTCTGTGACGACTACGGCAGCCAACGATCTGCTGCTGTTTTTCGGCGCGACCGTGGGATCATTCACGTTCGGTACCGTGAGCAGTATGACGGAACGATACGATCAGCGTACAACCAACGGAACGAATGACGACGCTCAGGCAGGCGATACTCAAGCGCTGGGCGCGGCAGGCGCGACAGGCACGCGAACCAGCACCATGAGCGGTTCGGGTGTCAACATTGGACAGTTGGTCGCGGTGCGTCCGCAGGGTCCCGTAGACACCTTGACGCTCAAGTACGGCTCGTTCAACGCGGGCGACATGGTGTACTGCGAGGCCAACGGCGCGATCGAGTTTCTGCAGTTGACGGCGGGGCCAAGCGGGGCGGGGCCATACACGTACAGCGCCACGCGCAACGTCGATGGAAGCGGGGCGAACAATTGGTACGCGGGGGATGCCGTGTTCAACACCGGACAGGCAGGTAGCGGATTTATCGATCTGTACAGCGTGAGCGGCGTCAAGTCTGCGGCTCAGTCTGGTCCGACAATTGCCGGCAATGTGCGCAACAGCGCGACGTACAACGATTGGACGGAGCATTGGGCGATCGGGAATTTGAACGGGTTGTACGGCTACGGGGTGACGACTTATGGAGTGGCGGTGGGGAAGTACAGCGGCTCAACTTCGTGGCTGGCGGCGGATGCGACCAATGGCATTCGCGTCATGCGTGGGAGCACGCAGTTGGCGCAGTGGGACACGAACGGGAATATCTTGATCGGGCAAACCGGGGCGAGCCAGGACAATGTGTACATCAGCAGCGGCGCAATTCAAATCAGAAACAACACCACTGCGATCATCGACATGACGGCGGCGGGCGTGTTGACGATCGGGCAGGTAGGAGCCAGCCAGAATAACGTCCAGATCAGCAGCGGGGCGATTGCAATTCGCAATAACACCACCGAGCGGATCGGGATGACGGCGGCGGGTGTGCTGACGATTAAGGACAGCGGCGGCGCGGCCGTATTCACGTTCAACTCCAGCGCCGGGGCGGAATTCACGAAGTCGCTGACACTGGGCGCGAGCGGCGGAATCTATCAGGGAACCGGATCGTTCGCGTCACCGACGACCGGGCTGAAAATCTGGAATGATTCAGGCGTGGGCCGCATTGGGGGGTACAACGGCGGGACGGTGCAATGGTATGGTGCGACGGACGGCAAATTGTACGCTGGCGCGGGCGCAGTGACGATTGACAATGACGGAATAACCGTTGCACACGGTACAAGTGGCTCTTATGAAGTCCCCAAAACTTACAAGATAGGTTCCATCGGCAAGCTGTACGCCTGGAATTATGGATCTGCCAATACACTGTTTTTACGATCGGTTGGTGATAGTAATGAAACGGTGACCTGGATCGCGGCTGATGCGCCGAGCGGATATAACGGGAAAGTTACGCTCTTTGTCGGATCGGGCATCTACAGTGCATCGCTGAATCTGCAACGAAACGGTGCGGCAAATGGGACGCTGAACTGGAATGGCGATGCGACGCTCACAATGGGGTTGAACGTCGGCAGCGCCACGGGCGCGGGCACGGGTGAGGTACGGTCGAGCGGCAGCGTGTATATAAACGACACCAGTAATGCCAACATGACGACCGGGCTGACCATCAACCAAGGCGGGGCGGATAACGATATAGTGTCCTTGAAGTCGACTGATGTCAGCCATTCGTTCACCACGGATGTCGAAGCAGACACGTATGGACGCCTGCTCAAAAACCACGCCACGAACGGCGGGTTGATCATCGATGGATTCGGGGCAGGGGTGACCGGTGTCCGTGTCGGCGGTGCAACGCACACCGGCGACACGACTAAATCTTCGTCGGCTGGCGCGCGCGTCATGATCGATGCATGGGGCATTTCCGGCAACACACGCGGGGGAATCGGCGCAAATGAGAATATAGCGGCGTTCCGCAACGGCACAACGACGCGCTTCATACTCGATGGCGATGGCGATTCACATCAAGACGTGGGGACGGCGTGGACCAATTTTGACGCGCACAATGACGTGGCATTGCTGACGGCTTTGAGCGTGCACGTTTCTAGCGAAAGCGATGCGATCCGGGAGGCTTTCAACGAATTCCTGACCTACAATCGGCAGCGATTGACAAACTTGAAACTGGTGACGTTCAATGAGGACGGTCACCATTTTGTGAACATGAGCCGTTTGACCATGCTATTGGTAGGAGCGGTGCGACAACTGGACCAACGACTAGAACGATTTGAAAGGACCATTGGCACATGAGCGCAGTAACATTGCAGTTAAAACGGCGGGCACGCACCGGGAACGTTGGGCTGAGCCTGAGTTGGCTGATCAACGTGATGCACCTGCCGCCGGAGCGGGCGAAAGAGGCGCTGTATAACGAGATGAAGCCGTTTGGAAATGGCATTGCATCAACTGTGCATGACCGAGAATGGCTGGAAACGATCGTGAACTGGGTGCCTGAGAACGGGCAGATGAAGTTCACGGAGATGGCGCCCTGGCTGAAATTAGCAAGCCGCGTGTCGCACCTGGACGACAGCCACGAGGGGCCATTCACGCTGAGCGCGGCGCAGGCGGAATTGATTTTCAACCGGCTGAAGGACGAGCGCTTTACGCTGCGCAGCGTGCCGCCGGCGTTTGCCGATTTTGTGCTGGAGTTCATGGCCGCATACGGGAAGCGGCTGGATACGATCAGCGATGAGATGATGTTTGAGGAGTAGTTCCGGTAAGCGGACTACCGGGCAAGGGAACGAGCCGGCCCGCAGGGCGCGAACCGTTTCAGCGGCATTATCGCGCCGCGCGGGCCGGGTGTCCGAGTGGACATGGTGGCCTCCCATGCCGGCCAATTTTCCCCCACCCCAGCCCTCCCCCGTCGTCAGACAGCGACGACAGGGGAGGGGGAGAGGGAAGTCTGGCCGGTTTTATTGTATACCCGTTAGCGTGTAGAGTCAATTACCCCACCCAGGCCCACGGCGCGGCGCGGGGGCGGTTAGAGACGCCAGTTGTCGGCCGGGCTGGCTTTGCGGTGGGCGTTGGCGCAATCGGCCTGGGCGATGCTGGCGTAGCGGCGCACCATCTCCATGTCGGAATGCCCCAGGAGCAACTGCAAGGTGAACACGTCGCCGCCATTGCGCAGGTAGGTGATGGCGAAGGTGTGGCGAAAGCGATGCGGGTGCACGTGCGGGACGCCGGCGCGATCGCCGAGGTCTCTGAGCATCTGGTAGAGCGATTTGCGATTCATGGGCGTGTTGTCGATGACGGCGCGGGAGAGGAAGAGGGGAACCCCCACCCGCCCTCCCCCGTCCGAGACATGGTAGGAGGGAAGGCGCGGCAGGAGGTAGTGCCAGAGCGCTTTTGAGCAGAGTCTGCCGAAGTAGACCGTGCGTTCTTTTTTGTCGCGGCCTTTGCCCTTGCCCCGGATGACGATGCTGTTGGCTTCCAGATTCACATCGCTCAGCAGGATGCCACACAGTTCTTCGGCGCGGATGCCGGTGTCGAGCAAAAGCAGCACGATGGCCTGATCGCGCTCGGCGGTGTAGCGGGCGCTGGCCGTGGCGCTGTGCGAGCGCCAGGTGCGCGTCGTGGTGCACGATTTGAGCAAGGCGACGATCTCCTCTTTGGTGAAGGGCACGATGACGGGCTGTTCGTAGCCGGGGCGATCGATGGTCTGGATGAGGTTGCAATCGACGAGGTCTTCACGGACGGCCCAGGTGTAGAACGACGAGAGGTTGGTGTGGATGTTGAAGATGGTTTTTGGCGCGAGCGGTCTGGGGGCACGCTGCACCGGGCCGGCGGGCTGGCTGACGTAGTCGTGAGTGAGCCAGGCGAGAAATCCGATCCAGTCGTCGCGGGTGATGGAAGCCAGCGGCGGATCGTCGGCGAAATAGGCGAGCACTTTCTTGCGGGTGACGATGTAATCGGCGATGGTGTGCTCGGACTTGCCCGTGGCCGATTTGTAGTAGATGAAGCCGGTGAGGGCTTGCGATAAGGCTGGCGATTGGCGATCCATGATGTTTTCTCTCCTGTATTCCTTTCCCAGTATTGGCAATTGCTTGCCGATAACGATCCGGTGGGAAGGTTTTTTTTATACAGCAGAGAAAACAGCCGTGCGCCCCACAGTTTTTGGGATGAGAATTGTGAGGCGCACGGATGGGTTTTTTGGCCATCCGTGCGCGCCAAGTCGGGGCGCGGAGATTTGAACTCCGGACCTCACGGACCCGAACCGTGCGCGCTAGCCGGACTGCGCTACGCCCCGAACTTTCACCTGAGGCTTTCGGGTGTTACCTCAAGCGGGCGG